AGCATCGCGCTCAATCTGGAACAGAAGTCCTTTGAACTTCTCAACAGACCAACGACCGTTGCTGTCAACGTCAAGGTCAAAGATACCAGCGTTAGCGGTATTGTTCTGAGCACCAGCAACAGCGTTCGTGTATACGGTACGAACAACTTCGCGGTTGATTTCAGCAAGGATTTCTGTACTGAGAATGTTGCTCAGTTCAGTCTCGGCATCCAAACCGTGGATTGCCTTGAGATCCTGTGCCAGTTCTAAGCTGTACTCGGCTTTCAGGGCGCGAGCTCTTGCAGTAACGGTGACTTTCTCGATTGAGAAACCCATCTCACGGAATGCCGTGCTGGATGAACCATCGTTAAGTGCTTCAACAGTTGCCGTGGTCATGCCAGTGGCGTCTGCAGTCTGCTCATAGGTTCCAGCAGGGGAATCATTGAGAAGTGAAGGGTTGTTGCCTTGGGCGTCGTTCGTACCGTCAGAAGCGCCAGGATCGTATGCACCAGGACCGCCAGAGAAACCAGCGTTAGGCTCGTTGAAGAATGCTTCGTCGTAACCAGAGGCGTTAGGATCTCTCTCAGAACCGTAGTTGGTACGCATTGCGAAGATCAGTCCAGTAGGACCAGTCATCGGTTGAACACCAGCAATATCATAGGCGATAAGCTGAGGCATGGAGCGACGGATCAGGCTGATCAGTACAGGGTCGAAACCTGCAACAGGACCAGTTGCTGTAGAACCGCCAGTGTAGCCAGTTGTTTGAAGAGTTTCGTTGAGAATCGCAGATTCTTCAACTTGTGCTTTTTCTTGGTTTTCGAGGAGTTGTGCGACGACGCCACGCTTATGGGAATCAGCGATCTCAGGAAGAGCATCGTGATTCAGAACGGGTGCCCACTTCTCCTGGAGTTGTTGTAAAGACATTTTTGTTTCCAGTTTTAGTAGTTAATTAATAATTATTTGGACCAGCGAGCGATTGCATCAACGTACTTCGACATTGATCCACTCACCGTGCTTTCGATAAGGGGTTCCGCTGCTTCTACACTGGGGTCGCTTGCAGATTCTGCAAGTTCAGCCTTTCTAGTGAAGTAGGATTCCTTAATCGTATTAACTTTATTTCTAAAGTCATCTTCAGTTTCAAACTCAACACCCTCTGCAAGAGAAGCAAGCTTCTCCTTTTGGGTCTCAGCGAGTCCCGTAGCACATTCGTTCACAATTTCCATTTTAACAAACTCACCAATTCTTTTGTTCAAAGATACATTGGTGTCGATTTGCTCGTTGAGTTTAGCTTCCATTTCATCAAGCTCACCTGCCATACCATCAAGCAGGTTGAATTTCTCCTCAGGAACACTAAAGTTGTGCTCTAAGAAGATACCTTTTAGACCGTTGAAGAAAGACTCTGCCATCTCAGTCTTAATGCCATGCTCGATTTGAAGTGAATTTTCCTTCATCCACTGCTCGGCGGCATAAGTGAGATAGTCGTCAACCTTCTCGGCCAAATCTGTTTGAATCTTTTCAACTTCTTCAGTTAAGGTAGATTCAAATACCTCTTGCAACGCTGCAACTTCAGCATTAACCTTAGAGGTCACTGCTGCTTCAAAGATTGTTGCTGCTTTTAAACGGAACTCTTCTGAGAGTTCTTCACCTGCGACAAGAGCGTCAACATCTTCAGTAAAGTCGTACTCGGTTTCAGCGAGGACTTCTTCTTCTTCATCTGTTTCCTCCATTTTAGCGGATGCGCCACTAGGTTTGGTACTAGGGACTGGTGCTTTACCTACTGCTTTAGAAGCAGAAGCGCCAGCGTTTTTAGTGCCCTTCGCACCTTCTTCGGAATCCGAGGTGACATCAACTACTTTAGGTGCGCCACCGCCAGAAGTATCAATCTTCTCGCCAGGTTTTGCGTCTTTAGTAACTGCGTTAGAACCTTCGGTCACTTCTTCCATGTTATCTAACTCTTTATCGAGTGAGGTCTCAGCCATTTGTTTGAACTCCGTTATGCATTAGCGTTGTCTGTATTTATTTATAAATCACAAACTCTTAAGAAAACTTGCAAACGCGGAAACTTTTCGTTCCTGCAAGTTAATAAGAGTTGCTTGATCAATTTGGGTTTTAATTTGAGCAATTGCTGCCTCTTTGAGGATTCCATTGTCCCAAACCCACTCTTTACCTTCCATGATTCCATCAACAAATGCATCAGGAGCAGAAGGATCTGCTACAATATCTGCAGCAGTAGCGAGCATGAAGTCATCTGCGACTACATTACAACCTTCTCTTTTAACTAAAGAACCCATTCCTCTAGAAGAAACGCCAAGTCTGACGCCTTCATCTAAAAGATTCTTGGCAATGTTGCCCATAGGAGTGTCAAGAATCTTTGCTCTACCAACGAAATTATTTCCGTCTTCTCTAAGAGATTCAATTTTATGTGACACCCTATCAAGATTGATGGAAGGACCATCGGGGTGACCTAATTCTCCAAGGGCACGCCCCTTTTGAATGTAGTTCTCGCTGTATTTAGCAACTTCGCGTTGTAAAGTGGGTAACTTATACATGCGACCATTGCGGTTCTGTAGTTCTGCCTGCAAGAAGATACCTTCGATGAAGTAATTTTTCTTGCCTTCTTTCTCTTCACAGAGAAAATCTACTTGAGTAATTTCTTCAGCTATCAGTTTCATTTTCTTCTTCGGGTGGTTGTTCTAATTCAGCAACGGGAGGTTCAGGTTGATCGTCCTCAACGTTTGGGGATTCAGAATTATCAGGCAATTCTGCAGAAATTTCATCTGCGTCATCCTGACCAGTATCACCCAAATCAAATCCTACACTTTTTGCAAATTCAATTTTTCTTGCTTGAATTGCATCATATGTAGCAGAACCCAAAGCATCATTGATTGAATCAATTGCTGATGCTTTATCGTCACCAAAGACTTGTTTAACAATTTGATTTGCAATATCACTAGGCATAATGTATTCCCACTGTAGTATTATTTAGTAATTTAAAATTCTCCTCTTCGAGCATCTGCCGCATTAACTGCGGACTCTTGCTCGTTAGGTGCTACTTCTTCTGCTGGTGCTCCACCCTCACCGCCAGCAGCCATAGCGGGATCCATTTCTGCCATAGGATCAGCAATAATACCTGATTCCAACTCAGATTTGATTTGATCATCAATATCCTTAATCTCTATATCAGTTTGTTTTAGAACTTGACGACGCATGTACTCAACACTAAAGTATTTTCCAACATACGGATCCATTGATGCAACTTGATTCATACGCTCATTGCGAATCTCAATTTCTTTTAGTTCTGTGAAATAGTTATCCGCAACATAATCAAATTGAACATGAGTCTTCATTTCCTCCCATTCCTCAAGAGTAATAATACCCTTAAGAACTAATTGACTCTTTAAAAGATCCATAAAAAGTTCTGAAAATCTTTTGCGAAGACGTGCAATAAATTTTTGGAACTTGACTTCATCACGAGTAATCTCAGCAGCACGACCAATGTTAAATGTGGTCTCTGTTTCTAAACGAGAACCAGGTACATTAAGTGCTTTGTATAATTTTTTCTGAAAGTATTTTACATCTTCAAGTTCGCCAAGATTCTGACCACCAGGAAGTGTGGAGATTTCTGTTCCCCTACCACCCTCACGACGAGGTAACCAGAAGTCTTCCATCATGGACATGAACTTCTTATCGTCTTTAATCTCACCCGTGTTTGCATCGTAAACCATCTTGTTACGATAGCGTCCCATAACTTCGCGAAGATATTGCTCCGCTTTATTCTTAGGAAGATTGCCAACGTCAATATAAAAAATACGACGCTCAGGTGCTCTACTCAAACGATAGATAACCAACGAATCTTCAATCATTCTCAGTTGGTTAACTGCCTTAATCGCCTTATGAAGGTGACTAAGAGTCATGTTTTTGTTCAGATCTTGAATACCTGAGTGGCAATAAGTAATCGAATCTGTGGTAATTTTCATACCCTGATTAGTAGAGTTCTTCAATCCTTTTGGATTGTATAAAAAGTAATCTGCTGTTTTCTGTGTGAGTTGAGTATTTAAATCTGCCCCACGCATTTGCTCAGGTTTCTTCTGCTCATACTCAGTGACCTTACGAATCTTACGAGGATCGATATAACGAAGTTCTGCAAGACCAGAGTTTGGATTTTTTGGGTCAATTACTTTATGGTAAAAAAGTCTTCCGTCAACATACCATCTACGGAAAATTTCATAAGAACGATTTTCAAAGTCAAGAAGACGAAGAACCTCATTGAATTCTTCTCTCATCAATTTTTTAATCTTATCCGACACCCTTAGATTAGAAAGTTCTAATTCAACAGGAACATCATCAAAATTACCACAGATAGTTTCATTGACAATATCATCAACCGCACTATCACATTCTGGTTGAAGAATCATCTCCCTATAACGAGAGATTAATTCATAATCATTTCTGACAGATCCGTCAAAGTCCACAGAATAACCATAGTATCCACCACCAACTACGGGTTGTGAACCATCCATGTTATCTTTTTGAACAAAAGAAGGCCCTTTGGGGACCTTCTTCGCTCTTTCAAGTGAGTATCCAAAGAGCTGCGACATTATAATCTTAAGTTAACTTGTTCTGATCTATTTATCAGTCATTCTTTCCCCTGTTTAAGGGAGTCCAATATTGAACTTGTAGTTCTACAGTAAACTCTTCAATCGCATCATTGTTGCCGTAGTCCAGATCAATTGCAGCAATATTGCTTGGGAAAATATTATAAAACTTGTAGGACTTAAGAACTTTTGGTCTGTTTCCATCCTTAATATCACGCGCCAACTGATGCACTTTCATATCAGCAAAGTAACCCGTTGAATCGTCTGCGTCTCCAAGACCAGCAGCAGATGTAAAGTTTTCATTATATGCTTGAATGCTAGATGCCCAGAGTTCAAATGCATTACGCAGTGCGAAATTACTATCGTTTTGAATAGTAATCGTCCAGGGTTCAAAGGTTCTGTCACCTGCAATTTTCAGAACGCGACCTCTGAAAGGAACTTCAATCACTCCAATTTGAGATGAAGGAAGATTCGCAGCACGAACAGTGAATTTGCCAAGATTAACCAGACTTGCATTATTAATAATTCCTGACGGGAATGCAAGATCTACCTGGAATAAATTAGGACGCGCAAAGTCTGAAGCGACATTTGCTTTAAAATCGTCAATAGTTCCTCTTTTTGCCATTGTTTTTTTGCTCAGGTGTCTCTGTCCCTAATATTTATTACAATTGACATTTTGAAGCAAAAAAAAGAGACCCCTTAGGGTCTCTTGGTTATTTTTAATCTGATCAGCTAGCAACTTCAGTAAATGCAACACCAGTTCTGGTTGCCGTGAAGGTGAGGGTAATATAATTAATTGTACGGGTGGGTTTCACAAAAATTTCTGCATAGAACTCACCACGATCAACTGCTTCGGTAGGGTTATTGTCATCATCACACTTGACTAAGAAGTCAGTAACGCCACGACGACCTTGTACTTCACGCATGTAAGGTTCGACAATATTGAGGAACAGTGAACGCTGAGCTGCATCATTCTGTTCAAACAGTTGTGCCTTAGCAGCACCACTGATTACACGCTCAATAGTGAGGAACAAACGACGAA